ATGGCTGGATTCATAACCGAACTCAACACCAAGTGCATTAACGATGACAAGTGGGAACTGATTACCCCGCTGATTTATGACTCCGACGTGCTGCAAAAGCAGGTGGTCATCCCCAAGGGCTTCTCCTGTGACTTTGCAAGTGTTCCCCGGCTTCCGTTGGCTTACCTGTTGGCGGGAGGGACGGCGCACAAGGCGGCTGTCGTTCACGATTGGCTTTACAGGGAAAACGGATGCACCCGCAAGCAAGCAGACGAGACATTCCTTGAGGCTATGAAGGTGACGGGGATTTCAGCATGGCGCAGGCGCATAATGTATTGGGGGGTCCGTGTAGGGGCAGGTATGGTTTGGGACAGATACAGGAGGGAGAATGTTTAACACAGACCCATACATCACAATGGTGCAGGAAATGATTGGCGATTGGATGCTTGGCAACCCCAAGACCGTGTATGCGCTCATGTTCGTTATCGGCTGGATGATGAAACGTGCGCCGTGGTTTGAGAAGTTGGTGAAGGGTGTAACAGGCTGGTACGCAGGAATAAAAAAGTAAACAAGAAAGGAGTGCTCGATGTCGAACCTTTTCAGAGTGATTACCTGGAAGGAATCAGGGGAGAACGAGAAATGCCCCAAGTGCCTCAATATCCGGCAGGACTTCATGGAGATTATGCCTAATGTGTGGGCGTGTTACCAGTGCGGGTGTGTGTTTGTCCCGAAGGCGGTCAGGTATAAGGAGCTTGAGGGGAAGAGGGAGCAGATAGCATCACAGGAGAGAGAAAAGACAGAAGTTAGGTTTGTCGTTGGAAACGTAATTCTTGTTCCTGATGATGTTCCTACGATTGCAGAAGCAATGGAAAAAGCATCGGAACCCGAACCTGAATTTAAATGTGAAATCTGCGGTAAGGTATGTTCCTCTAAGCTTGGCCTTAATTCACACATGAGAAGCCATAAGGAGAATAAATAGTGGGATCAGGAATTGATTGGAACCTGCTTAAAGAAATAATTCTTCGGGAAGACAAAAAGAAGAAAACAACATTCTAAATGACCGACCCCGTTCCCGCACAGTCAGGCGCAAGGTTATCCCATGAGCATATAGCGCAGGCGTTGAACCTCTGGGCCAACTACCTTGCGTTCAAGCAGACAGAGCAGTTGTACGTCATGCTCAGGCTCCCCCATAAGACGGTGGCCCTGTTTGCTGGTAACCGTGCCGGGAAGACTGCTACGGCTGCGTACCACTACGTTGCGAGGCTCTTGGGCCAGCATCATGTGGCAGACAAGAACAGGCTGATGAAGAAAGTCCGGTGCATGAGTTCCACACTACCGGAAAACGACGATGCTGATGTTCAGGACAATGCACAGTACACGGAGTTGAAACGGCTCATTCCTCCCGGCCTGATAGTCAAGGACATAACCGCCAGGAGCGCGAACCTTGTTGTCAAGCGTCCTGTTGGGTTGAGTTCAGACCGCACCGTGTTCGAGTTCCGGTCAAGCAAGCAGGAACTTCAGGACTTGGGCAAGATCAATGTGTCCTCCCTGTGGCATGACGAGGAAACCCCGAAGGACAAGCGGGAAGAATGTAAGATGCGCTTACTGTCCGAAGGCGGGGATGAGGTCTTCACGCTGACGGCTACGAATCCTTATTCCTACACCTTCGATGAGGTTTGGAAACAGGCGGCGTACATCTTCCGAACCAAGACCATTGCTAATTACTTTGGTCTAAAGCAGGTGGAGAAGACCAAGACAGGCAGGGACATTGCCTGTATCGTCATGGCAACGGATGACAATCCGGTTCTCAGTCCTGAAGATATTGAACGGATATTTGAGGATGTGACAGACCCGGATGTGCTGGCCCTTAGAAGGTATGCAGTCTTCAGGCAGGTGTCGGGCCGGGTACACAAAACCTATAACCCGCAGATTTGCTACATCCCGTTTGCCAAGCACTTCCCTAACGGGATTCCTTACGAGTGGGTTCACGCACGGGCGATTGACTACCATGAGTCGAGGATTCCTTGGAGCATTGGTTGGGTGTCTGCCAACAAGTTTGACGAGTGGTTTTTGTGGCAGGAGTTTCACCCGGCGATAGACGGGCCTAATGCGTACAACACATACGATATTGCAAAGGCGGTGGCAAGGAAATCTGAGGACTACTACTACACCGTAAACCTCATTGACCCGCTGGCTAACAAGAAACAGCCGAATACGCTGTTCAGTACCACGGAAGACCTCAACAGGCACTTTGACCAGTTAAGAAGCGAAGGCGTAGGAACTCCCTGTTATTGGGAAGGATGGGACACCAAAGGCACTAAGGGCCGTGACGAAATAGCTAAACGGTTTAAGAACGCGGTGCGGTGCGGCAAGCCCTTCAATAACGCATATAAAGAGAAGGGGGCGACAAAGTATCTCCCGACCCTCTGGATATGCGACACATGCCCGAAGTTCCACAAGTCCATCATGGATTGGAGTTACGGCGAGTGGGTGACGGAATCATCCAAGTCGATTAACGACCAGAAATCCACCCCGCAACAGAAGCACTCGCACGATAACATGGTTTTGGAAGCATTGGGGAAGGATGGAAGGATGTTACACGCTTCTCATTTTATGATCCACAGACCGCCCACGCAAACACATAAGAAAGTGAGTGTGACAGGAAGATAATGCCAGTAAACCTCTTTTGCCCAGGACAGTCAAGCGTAACGCCGAAATACCGGGATGGCCACTTCAGGACTTTCAGGGGATATCCAGAACTCAGTAACCGGGAACGTGGATTGCTCTATAAATGGGTGAAGTCCGAACCGGAAAGAGTTGAGGAATACTTTGAGGATACTCTTGGGCTGGATTCCGAATACTCAGAGTTCCTGATTCGTGAACTGGAACGGGGCTACTTATGAGTGAAGACAAACAGGAAACACTCAGGGACATCATGCGGTTTGTGAAAACCTGTATGGAAGCAAAGAAGGTAGGGAACATCCAGGTCAACTTCTTCAAGGGCGGGATTACTTCAATCAATCTCAATGAGACAGTCAAACCGGGTAAAGAATGAACTCATTATTTGAACCAGACAAAACGGAAACCAAAGAAGAAGACAAACTCCCCAAGTGGCAGGAAGACCTGTGCGCCCATGTGATATCGGAGTGGGACAAGGGCAAACAGTACTGTTCCGACTTGGATGATTTGTACGATGACATCTACGCCATGATTCGGGGGGAACGCCCTGAGAAGAACTATGATTGGCAGAGCAATGTTGTCATCAACAAGGTCTTTCAGATTGTCTGGACGGCTATACCGTACATCTCTCAGAAGGTGTTTGGGGCAGAGCCTATAATCGGGCTGAAGTCTCAGGACAAGAAAGGTGCATGGCAGAGAGAGCAGATTCTTGAGTTCTGGAACACCATGCAAGCGTTACCTGACAAGCAGTTTGTCCCGTTCTTCCTTGTGTGCATCCAGTGGTGGCTAAGGGCGTTGCTCAACGGAGTTGGCATCTTAAAGAAGGGCTGGCACCAGAAGTTGCAGAGCAAGAGCGTAAAACTCCATGTCCCCATGTCAATGGATGAAAGCGGAGAGGCGCAGACTGAGGAAGTTGAACAAAGGGTAACTGTTCCTCTTGAGGATTGGCCCCACAACAGGGTCGTGTCCAACAAGGATATCGTCTTTGATTGGCTGCTTCAGCCTGGACAGAGCATCAGGGCCGGAAGGTTCATAACCGAGAGAAGCGTTGTTGACCTCGATTCGCTGTTCTCGAACAGCAAATACTTCAACCTTGAACATATAACACGGGATTCCCGAAGCACCACCGAAGAAGAAGATCACTCAGAAGCCCGGTCTAAAGACGGCCAGGATAGCCGCCCCACATCCGATATCTACACCGAAGTGGAAGTGTACGAGCGCATGGGGCTGATTCCCGTTTACAAAGAGAAACAGGATGGCAAATGGATTCCCTGCCTTAAACCGGACGAGGAAGATGCAAAATTCTCCGTCAAGGAAATGATAATCACCGTTGCCAAGGTGGGGAATGTAACCACCTTAATCGGCATTGAGCCGAACAAGGCGGGGTTCAAGAATTACATAGATATCCACATCTATCTTGATGAAGAACGCTGGCAGTCGATGGGTATGGTCGAGCCGATTAAGGATTTGCAGACCGCCCTGAACGACAACATCAATGCTGTCTTCGATGAAATCTGGCAGAACCTCATGCCGCCTGTCATCGTCAACAAGTTCGCCCTGTGGGATTGGGACACGATGCAATATGCCCCGCAGCAGAGGTGGCTAGTCGGTGGCCCTCCTGACCAATCCATTATGTTCAAGGAGCCGTCAAGGGTAACTGGTGACGCATGGCAGAGACATGCCCTGTTTGATAATGAAATCCAGATTACCTCTGCCGTCAACGC